CGCAACTTAGCAACAGCCTTACGGATGTTAGCAGAAGTGATTGTATCTGTAGCAGCAATTGTTACTGTGTTAGTACGTGTGCCACCATAGATGACGTTAGTACCACCACGAAGTTCAGTCTGTGCGACTGTATCAATTGAACCTGCCATGTTAAACGCAATGATATTAGCGATTGCTGGGTCTACATCAGCAAGGCTGAAGAGTTCCAACGCACGTGTTGTGAGAACAGAGTTACCATACTCGGCAAGAGTAATAGTAACTGATGTTGGTGCAGCAATCTGTACTGAGTCACGCTCAGTTGATTCTGTAAGTGCAGTTGTCTGTTCAGACAAATCTGCGTATAGTTGTAGAACTACGGTTGAGCCAGGGTTTGCTAATTTAGTCGGGCGCTTGTCAGCGACTGAACGAATTAGAGGTTCTGAACGCAACGCAAAGTCTAGTAGACGGTCATACGCCTTTTGGACGAGACCTGCAGCACCAGCGGTACCAGCGAGATTGCCAGTAGAGGATGTATATGCATTAGCCATTGTTGTTCACCTCCTAAGGTGAGTTATGAAATTACTATGTGTTTACTGCTGTTGAGAGTAGATAATTTGATTGAGTTCTTCTGCGGATGCCGCATTGTTAATTCTCATCAATAAATCTTCTGCTCGGTCAGGGGTCATACCAAGTTGAGTGACAATATCTTGCTGCCGTAGGGCTGCTCGATTTATCTCTTGCTCTGGGTTTACCTCTGGCTGTACTAATCCAAACAAGTCTGCATTATCTTCAAGCCAGTTATTAACTGACTCTTCGGTAATATCATCCAAGTCTTTTAGAATTAGTCTCTGTGCCTTTGGATTGACACCCTTCTGTTCTAGGACTTCTTTGACTGTACGCTCACGCTGCGACTTGGATAATCCCTCAAGTTGCTCAGTGAGTTCCTTGATACGCTTTTCATCGTTGCGCTTGGCTTTCCGTAACTTTTTAAGTAAGTCACTTCCATCCATCTGCACTTCGGTGTCGGTATCTTGGTCGTCTTCGTCTTCATCCCAGTAGTTGTTGCTCATAGCAACCCACCCTTCTATTCGTTGTAGTCGCAAGCCTCAGATTCTAGTCGGGGAACTAGCCTGGCTCTTACTCCCAGTCTTATACGCTATGTGGGCTGGTCGGTCACATAGGATTCTATTTTATATTTGTCCTGCTGCTGAGGATTTCTTTAAGTAACTTGTTGAGAAAGCACCCTGTGCAGCACCTGCACTACCTTCAAAACTAGCACGTTCTTTAGATGCTAAGCGATTACGCTTTAGTTTAGCGGCTGCATCTTGCTTGATGTATTCATCTTCAGCAGTTGCTTGAGTATATTTAATACCTTCTTCGCCATAGATACCACCCAACTTCTCTGTTGTTGGTAATACTTCTGCAATATTAGAATAATCTCTTTGTGCTCCCGCATAGGTTTGACCCATTTTTGCAAACTCTTCAGCACGTGTACCACTAACATTTAATCCTTGTTGGTTAGCAGCAGCACCAATTTCAGATGCAGTTACCTTTGTCTCAAGTAATTGCATTGTTTCTTCTGGTGCCAAGAAGTAACTAACAAGGTCAGTCTTGTTTACCTGTGGATAGTACTGTTGAAAGTTTCTCATGATTGCTGGGTCCATGTTCATAACACGGGTAGAAGCCAAATCAATACGGTCTTTAAATTCTGAAGGAGACATATCGTTTGCAATATAGCCAGCAAACTTAGCCTCATTTACACTACGGTCAGTACTAAGCATATTATTTAAACCATATGCTTTAAGTGTCTCAGCATATGAGTTTTCATTTTGCATATATTCTTGTTCGCTTAAGGCATTCAAGCCTTTAGAAATACGGCTCTTATTACCAGCAAAACGAATAGTATATGCATCATTATATGCTTTACCTGTCTTAGCATTAATTGATGAATCATACTTAATCTTCGTAAGAACTGAATCAAAAGTATTTCCTTCTTCTAACAACTGTGTTATAACACCAGATAAAGAACCGAGGTTCCACTGATTTAACTGAGCCATTAATTTAGCAAATGCATCTTGGTCAAAAACAGATTTACTTCCACCAGCAATGGTTCCAATTGGTTGGTAAACAATAGGTGAACCGATTGATTTAGAAACTGTGTTTAGTTCTGCACCAGCAGCATTAACATCAGCAATATTAGTATCAATCTCTCCGATTGTTTTATTAATATCTTTGTATGCTTTTGGCAGTTCTGAAATTGTAGTATCTACTGATTTAACAATGTCCGCTGGAGATGGTTGAGTGGCAAGAGTTGCTTGTCTAGCAGCAAAAGTATCTTTTGCAATTGCAATGTTTTCTGGTGTTGGGTTCTTTTTAGCGTTGGCTAATGCAAAATCAAGTGCTTTTTGAACAGTACCTTGAGCATTAGATGCTTCTTCTGCTTCTCTAAAACTACGCGCCATTAGCCAAGCCCCCATGTTTGAGCAATCTTATTAATAAAAGTATCTACTATGTCATTTGCTTCTGGTGTTGTACGCCATTCAGCCTTACCTTGTAGTTGTCTATTAAAGTCACTAATGGGTGTACCTTTAGCAACGGCATCCGTAACATCTTTATCTTTAAGAGAATCATTAATAGTTATGCCAAGTTTTCTTTGCTTAGCATTTTTATATTGGTCAGCAATATCTTTATATGTACCACCTGCAAGGAAATGGTCTTTAAGTTGTGGATTTAATGTGACAGCAGTTTGACGGATACGTTCTTGCTGTTTAATCAGATAGTCTTTCTGACCCAATCCAGTTGCTACATACTTCAATGCATCTGCTGCTGACATCTCAATGCCATAGTTAGCAGAGTATTCTTGCAGTGCTGCAATATCTATAGCAGCACGACCACCAGATGAGAGTAACTTGTCAACATCTGTACCCTTAAGAGACTTTTTTGCTACATCAGCAGCAATAAGAATATGGTCTGCTGCATCTAGTTGTTCACCTGTTGTAAAACCATTGCCTACAGTATAAACAGCCTTTTGTTCTGCTGCTCGCAACTTAGTATAATATGCTTCTTCTTCTTCTGGTGTTGATACACGACCAATAAGGTCAGTTAGATATAAATCTAATTCTTGTTTAGCATCTCCACGCTTAGTAATTGTTCTGTATGACTTAGAGCCACCAGTACCGCTAAGTTTCTTTTTACTTAAAAATGAAGTTAAAGAAAGAGGTTCTTTTATTCCACCATACTTAACATCAGATACGGATTGGTAAGTATAGTTTTTAATTAAATCATCTACACCAGAAATCCAAGTTTTATCTTGAATATCTGATTGCTTAATATAGGCTGATGCTAATAGTTGCTGCTGTAATGCAGCAATTTTACCTGGTTCAGAATAGTTCTTTAAAAATGCATCACGTGCTTTTGCTAAAGATTGATATGGTGTTTGCGCTATTTCATTCTTAGCATCTGGTTCACCAATAAAGTAAGTAACAATACCTTTTTCATCTGTAGTATTGCCATCAACACCCAATGTATATTTACTATATAGACCATCAGTTGGTTCATCAGCGACATCAGAACCTGCTGGACGCTTAATAGCATCAATCTGAGCCTGCTTAGCCTTAGCGCCTTCCATATCATTACGGTCTCTGAGAGCGTCACGTTCTAAAAGTAATTGATTTACTTCTTTAGATATAGCAGACTTTTCTTTTTCTACTTTTGCTGTTGTATCTTGTGCGTCAATTTCTTTACGCATTGCATTAGCAGCATCTGTTGCCTGCTTAAGTTCTTCTTGAACAGCATCAAACTTTGTTTTTATATCAAGATACTCTTGGCTATCTCTACCTTTTTTAGCAACAATGTTTGCCATTGCTTGTTGCAAACCAGTAGCACGACTGCCCTTAGAACCACTCAGTTGAAGTTGTAACTTCTGTATCTTTTCAACGGCAGCACGATATGCTGGATAGTTAGAATAATCTGCCATTACTTTAACTCCTTAGATGCATAATAAGAATCACGTGAATAAAATCCAAGGATTGATTTGAAGATAGCGCGATTAGCCTCTGTAACATATAGGTCGCCCAACATTAACTCCCTCAATCCTGCTTCAACTTGTCGTTTACGTTCTGCTTTTAAATCAACTGCATTAACTGTATTCTTTAATGCAGGGTCTTTACAAAATGCTACATAGTCATTAACCAGAGTTATTGCTAACTGCATACGCTTGCGTGTAGCAGCATCAATGGGTGTATTAGGATTAGAAATTATTTGTTCTACCTGTTGAATCATTACACCTTCTTGACCAATGTTATTACCTTGACCAATAAGGGCTGGGGTTAACAATGGGTTTGCATCTTTAAGTGCTTTACGTGCATTGGTTGCTTCATTGATAATAACCGCACGTGTCTCTGGGTCTGACTCGTTACTAAGTACTTCTTTTTCAGCACGTGCAATGTCGTAATAAGTCTGCTTATCTTGTGCTACTAGTAAATCTGTATAGTACTTTTCTAGGGTCTTATTGGTTACAAGACCAGCAGCCTTAATCCAATTGTATGTAGCAGCATTAAACTTACCTGTTTGCGGAGCAAAGATATACGCTGCCTCACCATATGTTTTAATAAAATTCTGGTTACTAATAGCCCAGTTCTTTAATCCATTAGTGTTTTTAATAACTATCTTTGTTTCTTTGCTAGTTGGAGACACTGTATAAACAAGTTTGCCTGGGTATTTGCCAGTAAATGTAGCCAATGCTAGTTCATATGGGTCTTCTACGTCACCAGTGTTATCTTTGGATATACTGTTAAGTATGTCAAAGAACTCACTACGTAGACTAGTAATACCAACATTCTTTAGATAGTCAGGGATACCCTTGCTATCCTGTAATGTAGGTGCAACTGGGCTGATAAGCCCTAGTATGCTACGCAATACAATAACATTATGTGCAGAGATTCTAATATTGGCTAGATAGTCAGACTTTTCTTGTTCAGTTGAGTTGGCATCTAAGAACAATCCATTTGCTGCGTTATAAGCCATAGCCTGTTGTGCAGCGGTTACTTCTTGACGAGACTTCTCTGTCGGGTCAAGGATTGCCCATATCTTTTGAACCGTTGCTGGCACTGTTGCGCGGACAACATCCATGTTATCGCCAATGTTGCCTAGTGCTAGGGTATCAATCTGTTCTGCTGCTATCTTTGCAGCAGGGTCAATGTACTTACCAATGAAAGGTATAGAACCTGGAATTGAACCAAGGATATTCTTAAAACCTAAAACGCTAAGTCCAGCAATTGGACCAGATAGAGTAGGTAAACCAGCATCTTGTGAGAATGATGGGTTCATCATACGTAGTTTTAATGTAAACTCATTAAACTGTGGCTGACTGTAACCACTCTTACCTGTTAGTGCACGCATGGTTCCATCAGTTGCCTTAAATAGAATGTTATCCATAGGCATAATGATGTACGGTTCATTATTGGCATCAGTATGTACAATTCCAGTAGCACCTAGACCAATATGCGCTAGGCGCATACGATATAGAACACGTGGAGATACATCCTTCATGCGATAAATACGGCGATAGAAGTCTTCTGTTGCTCTGTAGTAACGTCCCATTGTACGCGCAGCGTAAGAGAAGTTAGAACGGATAGCAGGGTTATCTGCAAACTTAAGAATAGTATCTGCAGCCTCACGCGTAGCAACTTCAGTAAAGTGTTTCTCTGCTATATCTAGCGCCATCTGTATACGTTCGTCCTTAACGAGTTCACCTTCAGTATGTGCCCATACTTTGTCAGTAAAACGCTCATAATATTGACGAGCATAGTTTGCTTCAAGGCTAGCGTACTTTTTGCGTAGTCCTGTATAAGCAACCATAACTGCTGGCTGACGGAAGATACCATTGACTTGGTTATCCATTGCTTCCATCATTTCGTTACCATAACGGCGGAACAAATTCTCTACATCTTTATAATCACCAACACCAAGTTGGGTATTAACTTCACCTGTAAGACGATAACCTTCGGTTACATCAGCAAACTCATCTATATTAATACGAGCAACAGCCTGATTCCAAGAAGGATATCTACTAGCATCTTCTCTAGCCATGCGTACCATGTCTGTATAATGGAACTTAACTGCAGCCAAAAGATTTTCATTAAATTTATTAGAACCACCATGAAATGCTTCAAACATATCTGCATAAATATGAGCCAAGCGGATTCGGACAATATCAGCCTCAGTGCGATTCATTGCTCGATGCGTAACAGTAGTAGCAGACATTTCAAGAAATTCATCTATGTTCTTTTGATTGACTGCTTTCCATCCACCTGTTAGTGGGTTAACTTCAAAACCAATACGACGCATTGATTCATCAAGGGCTAGTTCAAACATCTCTTTACCACTTACTTTATCAACTTCGCCAGGACGCAAAGCGTCATAACGGAAAAATACATCTGCTGGATTAAGAATGGTTTCACCATCTACTTTAAACTTGTTACCAACAAAACGCTTTACAACTTTATCAAAGTGAACTAGTGATGCTTCACGTTCTGACAAGGTAGCCATATCAATGGCACGTGTAGTCTTATTAAACTTAACTCCAATAGCAATCATAGCCAAATCAAGATTGGTTGGGTCAATAATTGCAGCCAATACATCTTCACCATACTGACCAGATACACCACTTCGTGCAACAATTGAGTTAGCAACAGAAGATAAAGCATCTGGTTGATGAATAAAGGCTTGACGTAGATACTTTTCAGTATCTTTGTCTAGGTAACGACTATAAATCTTAAAGGTTTCTTCTACAATTGCTTCACGTTTTGCTACGTTAGTAAGTAATGACTCATCAACATCTAGTTTTTTAGCCAATGCTTGAATGATATCTATGCGACGTTCGATGTTCATTGCATCTTCAGGAGAAATCTTAGCAACTCTACCCCACTTGGCTACTGTTTCGCTTTTGCGACCACCAAGTTCAAATACTTTTTGAATACCTTTACGGATTGGACCAGTTGCTGCATCAGAACCAGTAAAAGTACGTGCTGTATTGCCAGCCTTACGTCCTTCTCCTATTGCATATGCTCGCAAATCTTTGCCAGGTGCAGTAAGAAGGAACATAGTTGCTTCATCAATAGCAGAACGAATACCAAGACGAGGGAACAGTGTAAGAATAGACCATGCATCTACAAGATTCTTAGAGAACTTGCCTTGAGTAGCGCCACCAACTGCACCAATGATGTTCTTTTTGGATTTAATATCCCAAACCATTGAACCAATCTCATCATATGGTAGTGAACCTACTGCCATTGTTGACTGGTTGTTATGGATTGGACCATCACTGCTAATAGTTAATAAACCATCTTCTGATTTAACAGAACCTTCTGGCATAAACTTAGCATGAGATTCATTAATTGTTGAATCAACTTTTGTTGTAAAACCAGTTTTGCCACCATATTTAGCAGCAAGCGTTTCTTTTATAAGTTCTTTTCCACGCTCATTACCACCAAGACCCATAGAGTACATAGTTGCAGCATCTAGGTTACGAAGAATAACAATCTGTTCATCCATTGATGAATCAAGAAACTTAACTGTCATTGCTTCAGCCATATCCTTTGGAAGAATTTGACGAGCACGTGATGTGAAGTTAGCAGCGGTACTTACAGCATTCTTACCTACGCGTACTTCAAGACCAGCAGCAGAGCGACCTGCTAATTGACCAATCTTTTTCCAGCGTTTAATTTCATTATTTGCTTCTACTACTACCTTAAGGTCGGTTGCTCCAGCATTAGTTAAACGCTGAACCGCATCTTCTGAATTAAGTAATGCAGCAGCAATAGGCTCCATTGCTTTGTCAAGTTCTTCAACATTACGTCCCGCACCAGCAAAAGTTGTTCTAGATGTGCTGTTAAATACACCATCAAGATAGCGAACAAGACCATCAGCAGTTAGCCTACGTGAACGTGCAACGGCTACGCCATTGCGCATATAGGTTACGCCATCAACACGACCAGCAAGAAGTAGGTTTAAATTGACAGCACTTTCAAAATACTTTTGTGCAGATGCTGCATCAATAACTCCATTAGGAAGATATTCATTTTTTGCAACAAGTGATTCAACTGCTTGACGGTTGTTGTATCCAGGAAAACGCTGAGCAATCTCATTAAACGCTTGTGATTTAGCAGCACCCTTTGACTCTGAATATGTTTTAAGTGCGGGTCCAAGTCCCTTGTCCCAGAACTCAACAAGACGTGGTTCAGTTTGAAATGTTTTTTCAACTGCTTTTTCAGCAGGAATACCACTGTCAATCATCTGAAGGATAGATTTAGAAATCTTATCGCCCTTAGTAACACCCTTGCTTAAACCACCAGTCATCCACGTAAGTGGGTCAACTGCTACTTGATAAACAAAATCAACAACACCAGAAAGACCTTGATGCTTACCAGCCATAAAGTCACCAGTAATACCACCACTTGCTGGTGGCTTGCTATCTAACATACGAGCAATGTCACGTCCTGGAGAAATCTGCGCATACTTAACTCCGTCAAGTACATTTTTAAATTCAGTAGGAGCATCATATGCTTTTTTAATTGATTGAAGAATTGTATCGTCAACCTTGCCATATGATTCAATAATCTCACCTGGTGTCTTACCAGAAAGTAAACCCTTAGCAACAAATACATCTGAGTCACCATAGTATGCAGTAACTTCTTTAAGTGCACCATTGTCGTACATATTGGTGCCATTCCATGCATCTGTCCAAACATCGCCAGCAAAGATGTCTTCGCCTTGCGCTACCTGTCGTGCAACCTTATAAGGTGTATTAACAAGACGGTTATATTGCCCACCTAATTTAAATAAACCAATAAGCGGTGAAGCCGCAATCTTTAGACCAGTAGTAAAGATACCCTTAACACGGTCTGCTGCAGTAGCAGGGTCTTTAGAATAATCTGTATCTTTAAAAAGAAATTTAAGTTGGTCTTGCGCTTTTGAATCAAGACGGTCAAATTCTTTTTGTGCAATTCCAGCATCCATCTTTACAAGTTCGCGGTGCTTTTTAATTGCAGAACTCATTTGATTAATTTGATTAATTTCATTAGGCTGCAAGTTAGCATTTTTTGCGGCAGTATAAAGGTTTGCAGATGTCTCAGCGACTACAGGTTTTAAATACGCCATTAGTATCCCTGGTCAGTAAGGCTTCTATAAATTAATTCTGCATCTCCTGATGGGTCAAACTGTGCAAGATGTTTAATAGTATCTACTAATGATGGTGAGTAGTTAGGCATACCACGCATTGCTTCTCTTCCAGCGCCAGCACCAAGATTAATACCACTAGTTACTGGTTCATCTGGACGTACTGTGGGTGCAGACAATGGAGTAATATCCATTGCAGGAAAAGGATTACCAGCCATAGAAGCGCCTGATTGCTGCTGTTGAATTGCTTGGTTTTCACCATACGCAAATCCTGTGTATTGTCCCTGTGGTTGCATCATGCCATCAATAGCACCACCGTCTGTGCGTTGTGATAGTGAACCAGGACCTGATACTGAAGCAGGATTATTTGGCTGACGGTAGCCTCCGCTGTTTTTATTACCAGCCATTAATTTTCCTCATCTTCTTCAATATGATTTATAACATCATTTAATGTAACGTCTTGCATCCAGTCAGGATGTGATTCTTTTGAGGCTAATAGCCATAGTGCATTTTCTACAGAGAAACCAGCCTTACGTAAAGACTTATAATACTCATGTAAACTAATTGAGTATTCATCTAGTCTTGAGTAATTATCATCAACAACAGTACGTGCTTTACGCTTACGTTGTGCTGCCATGATTACTCCTTAAATTGCTCGTTCTCTAGTAGTACTTACTGCTGACCTTGCTTGTCCACCACTGCTTAAACTACTTAGCATTGTTTGCAAATCTGGTCTTGCTTGTAACTGTTCTGGCATTGTAGGACCTCCTGCTGGCGTACCAGCGGGAGCAGGGGACATTTGCTCAACCGCATCAGTCGGCGCACCAACAGGAGGAACTTCTTGCTGTGGAGCAAAGGTTGCTTCTATTGCGTCCTCTAATGCTTGTCCCTTTTGACGAGCCTTTATTACCGCAGCAATCTTACGAACTACATCTGATGCATCCTGACCTTGAGTAGCCATCTGTGGAATTGCTTGTGTGTATGCCGTAAGTGAACCAAGAAGTGCTGAACGCATCTCTTCAATTTCAATCTTTTCTAATTCTTGTGTAACATTAACTGTAAATGGTAGTTCTCTCATAGCCATATCTCGGCTGATGAGTTTTCCTCCAAGTGCTTGAAGCATAAAGATAAGACCTTGCGCTGGGTTAAGACCAGCAAGCATGCCATAACGAACATCAGCAGAGTAGTCGTTCTTAATGTCCTTGGTTGGCTTGTATGTAATTTCATAAGGTGAACCCGAATCTACTCCACGAATTGTTTTTTCTTCTGGGTAAATTACTTCATCTACATTAAAACAAAGGCTAATGATGTCCCGAAGAGTTGCAGCAAAGATAGCCTGTGCAGATTTAACCTGTGTATCAAAGGCTCCCATAAGAGCCTGTACACCCTGACCAGTAACAATAGAAGCATCTATGTTTCCAGTACGAGATTCAGGATAACGTGAACCAACGCGTAGTTCTTGATTAAGAACTTGTTGTTCTGTAAACGCACCCTGTGGCAAAGTAAGTTCTACGCGGCGCACACCTGCTGGGTTGGCTGTACGGATAACCGCATCTCCACCAAGCATAAGTTCTTGTACATCTTGTGGAAGTACAATAGGCGCTTGAACAGACTTTTCTGCTGCTTCCATTGCAAGCAATGCAAAGCGATTGCGGAGCAACTGGATACCAAGCACGTCATCAAACTGTCCGCGCATTTCACCATCAATAGATGGCTTACGTGCAACAACAACCATCATCTTACCAAGTGGATTTGCTGCCTGAGAAAGAACTAGGTTGCTTCTACGTGGTACATAAATTACAGATTGGTCTTTATCGTAATAACGAATCATTTCAATCTGTGCATTAAGGTCTTGCTTATAGCCATCTGGTCCAAGAAGTTCTCTATCAAATTCTGGGAACTGAGATACTAGTTCACCAAGTGTTAGAGAGTATCTTTTGGCAAATGCCACACAACGCCCATAGCGGTCAAATTCTGGGTAAGCCCCAATTGGATTTTCTATGCGGATACGTGGCAGTTTTGCTTCATCGTCTAATTCAATAATGAAAGGGACGAATCCATATGTTAGGTACCAGTCAGCACCTGAGTACATCTGTACCGCTAGGTCTGAGTGTTGAAAATAATTAGAGGCAATA